GGGCGCACTTCGTCGACCACCAGCATGAGCGTCTCCAACCACGGTTTGTAGGGGCTGAACAGTTCGTCGGGGTCGATGTTCTTGGTGTTCCAGTTGCCTACGGCAGCTTTCACCGGCATGAGCGCCGCATCTTTACCGATGCCTTGTGTGCCGCTCAAGACGATTGCGGCGTTGCACTTCACGTCGGGGCGCTGAACCATATGCGCGCAGAAGTCGAAGAAGAATTCATGTTCGACCGGGTCAGGCCAGAGCTTGCGTACGTGGTTGACCCAAACAACCGCTTGTGCAGCGTCGCCGGTGAGTTCGGGCGGCGGCAGGTATTTGTTGTAGATCCTGCGGCCCGGCGCTGGACGCCAACCGTTGGAATCTATAAATATATCCTTGATGATTTGCGGCTCACCGGGCCACCATGTGCTACCTTCGACGAACTGATCATTTTCGACGCGCATGATGTCGCGCGAAGGCGGGATGAGCCGTTCACGTCGACGCCGCCCACGGCCACGCCGCCCTTCGGCTGGCGCTTCCTCTTCGGCTTCTTCCACTTCAACGCGCCAAAGCTCGATAGGGATGGAAGCGTCGACCGCTTTTTCAGAATGTTGTGTCCCATCACGCAAGTCCCAAAATGCCTCTTGCGCTTTGTCGAATACGTAATCCTCAGGCCGCGCGAGCCGCCGGGAAGCTGCCACGGCTGCTGCCAGCGCCGCTTCTCTGGCGGCGGTTCTTTCCTCGATTGTTGTCATGATGTTTACTTTGTTTTGTAGTTGTTGTTGTGTTTTGCTTCCAGCTCTCGCAAGTCGTTGGCCACGTCGGAGACGCCATGCCAGTCCTCCAACACAATCATAACTTGCAGATATTCCAACAGCACACGGCGTTGTGTCGCGTAGTCAGCGTAATCATTCACTGTTTTTCTCCTTCAACTTCCGTTCAATCATCTCCGCGAACGCGCTCGGCTTTTTGTCCGCAGCGTTCCAAAGCGCCTTTGTTTCCGCTGTTGCCCGGTGCAGTCAGGCTGCCGCCGGGATGGTCTGAAACTGTTCGCGCCATCGAAGCCAAGCTGAAGGAGAAGAACGGATGAAAGCATTTCCGAGGCAACCAATTTATTACGCCGAAACAAAAACTGTCGATAAACAGGACGGCATGGACTTGCGCGATTACTTTGCTGCTAAAGCTATGCTTGGTTTTATTGCTAGTTCACCGCAGCCTCGCAATTACAACGAGCATGAAATGGCAAAAATATCTTACCAAATGGCGGATGCAATGTTAGCCGCGAGGGGGTTTTGATGAACCTAACAATGTTATGTCTACTGAAATAAAAGTAAGACGAGGGCGGGGGCTCGGTAAAAAGCCTCGGCATGCACTCACGAGCATACGCATACCGGTATATGTTCTTGAGTATTTCAAAGAGAACTTCGACAACAGCACATCTAAGATGCGCGAGGTTCTTGAACTTTATGTAATAACCAAAGGAGAAATGTATGGCAAGAGTAACAGCGAAAGCTTACATCATCAGAAACCCGAACGCCTCGGCAGCGGAGATCGTCAGGGCAACAGGAGTGACCAAGGCGACAGCCTACAAACAGAAGTGGATACTCAAGAAACAACTTGCGAGTGGTGTGGACTTGTCATCCCTGAAGGTGCGGCGTGGTCGCCCACGCAAAAATAAGCGGCCTATCGTATTGGATGAGATTAAGCTCAATCCAGATTCAGTGAGTAAGTTAGTACACGCAGCGACAAGCGGTAAGAGTGTTGCTGATCTCGTCAACCACCCCGCGCACTATACCGACGGTGGCATTGAGGTTATTGACTTTATTGAAGCTAAGGGGCTTAACTACAACTTAGGTAATGCTGTTAAATACATATCCAGAGCTGGTTACAAATTAGATACTATTGAGGATTTGAGAAAAGCTGTCTGGTATTTAAGTAGAGAGATTGATCGAATTAAAAAAGATAACAAATGATTTATAGAAATAAAACTATCCTTGAATTGGCTAGAGATATGCCTTGTCAGCATTGCTATATATCTGACGGAACCGTTGTGGCTGCTCATTCAAATCAGTTGCGAGACGGTAAAGGACGTGGTATAAAATCACATGATTACCGCATAGCTGCTTTATGTTACGCCTGTCACATGGAACTGGATCAAGGCAAGAATCTAAGTAAACAAGAGCGTGTCGAGATGTGGGAAGAAGCACATAGAAAGACAATCGGATTACTCTTTGATAACGGTAAATTACAGGTGATTAAATGATGAAGAAAACTAAAGCTGCTAAGAAAGTCAGCAAGGTAATGAAGGAATTTGGTAAGGGTGAACTTCATTCTGGTAAAGGTGGCCCTGTAGTTAAGTCCAGAGACCAAGCATTAGCAATTGCATTAAGTTCTGCAAATGTAGCTAAGAAGAAAGGCAAAAAATGAAAACTGGTCTCTATTCTGCAATTCACGCTAAACGTAAGCGCATAGAGGAAGGTTCAGGCGAGAAAATGAATAAGCCTGGAACTAAAGGTGCGCCAACTAAAGCAGACTTCAAGTTAGCTGCTAAGACTGCGAAGAAAAAGAAATGATTAAGCGAGGCAAAGAAGAATTTGCAGGCTATAACAAGCCTAAGAAAACTCCTAGTCATCCAACGAAAAGCCATGCTGTACTGGCTAAGTCTGGTGATGAAGTAAAGCTAATCAGATTCGGTCAGCAAGGTGTTAAGGGTAGTCCTGACGGTAGTGCTAGGAACGAGTCATTCAAAGCTCGTCACGCTTCCAATATCGCTAAAGGCAAGATGTCTGCGGCATATTGGGCTAATAAAGTTAAATGGTAAGGGGAAAGCAATGAAAGGCATGAAATCTTGTCCTAAATGTAAGGGTGGTGAGTGCAAAGGCGGTAAGGGTTGCATGATGGAAGATAAAGAAGAAAAGAACGGCAAGAAGAACGGCAAGATCGAGATTGAGATTAGCCTTCCTATGCGTGGTTCACGTACAAAGACAAACAAAGCCAAAAAGAAGTAATGCGCTACACATACGGACTAGAGAATATTAAAGTTCGTGATTGGGGAGAAGGAGCTGATGTAAAGGTAGGCTCCTTTTGTTCGATTGCTGATAACGTAACGATCTTTATAGGTGGTAATCACAGGACGGATTGGGTAACGACTTATCCGTTCGGACACATCCACAAAGACGTATTTAATCATCACGGCAAAGGTCATCCAGCTACTAAGGGTGACGTAGTCATAGGTAATGATGTATGGATAGGCTCAGGGTCAACAATATTATCTGGAGTCACGATTGGAGACGGGGCGGTAATTGCTGCCAACTCTGTGGTCGTAAAGGATATTCCGGCTTATGCAATTGCAGCAGGAAATCCGGCAATAGCTCTGAAGTTCAGGTTCACTCGGAGTCAGATAGAGAGACTGCTAGAAAACCCGTGGTGGGAACTACCAGATAGCCGTATAAACGATTTAATTCCATTGCTTTGCTCTAACGATATAGAGGCTTTAATTGCTGCCAAAAACGCTTAATTTAGGATCAGGTAAGGATTGGCGAGATGAGTGGTTTAACGCTGATATACAGGCTAGGACTAAACCTGATTGGCACGTAGATATTACTCACGTAGAGTTCGGTGAGGTAATTGACACTAGGTTCGGTAAGGTAGAGATAAAGAAGGGAATGTTTAACCAGATAGTCGCTAATGACGTACTGGAGCATATACCTGATCTGGTAACGGCAATGACTAACTGCAAAGACTTGCTAGACACTGGTGGCGAGTTTCACATTCAAGTACCGTATGACTTGAGTTTAGGTGCGTGGCAGGATCCAACTCACGTTAGAGCATTTAACGAAAACAGCTTTTTATACTATACTGATTGGCACTGGTATCTAGGCTGGGAAGATAGATTTACGGTCAAGACAATGGAGTTCGGTATATCTGAGTACGGTCAAACGATACAGGATCAGGAGACACTGCTTAGAACGCCAAGAGCAATAGATTTTATTCGAGTAATCTTAACAAAGAGCTAACAAGCCTGAGAATTAGGAAGTTGTATTTGTTTACAGCAAAAAAGCGATGGGAATTTCTTTTTCCCTAGTTCTCAGACTTGTTGGTGAATGCGTAGGCTGATACGCAAGCAAGGGTTAGCTGAAGTGAATCCAAAATGGGCGATCCATGACAAACTCAGAAAGTCGGAGATCAGTACCGAACACCATCAACTTTTAATAGCAAAGGAGTTTAGATATGAATGAAAACACAAGTTTTACACCGCGATGGCTGTGCTATGGTAGTGAGTATTACCCGGTAGGTGGTTTCGCAGACTACAAGGGTTCTTTTTATTCCATAGACATTGCAAAGCAGGCGGATGATACTGCGTTTGAAAGCGAGCTAGTTGACTGGGTCGAGGTGGTTAATGTCAGCACATGTGAGCGGGTTTATGGTGTTGGGCAATCCTGTTGTTTTAATTTTGAAACTAGTAAGGTTGAGTAGACATGTCAGCAGATAACACCATTGTTGTTCTAGGTACTGTCAGTGAATGGGTAACAGACGGTGCTATGATGACCCGTGTACCTAAGCATAAAGTATACCGCGTAGCGCACCTACAAGCGTGGGATAACTTTGTATGGTACAAGGAAAAACAGCAGTATAATCTAGGGCATTACCTTTGGTCTTGTTTCAGGGAATCTGCTGTATACACCAATAAAGCATCTGCTTTGATTGCAGCAGAACAGCTATACAACGAAATCGGATATGTAGAGTACGGCATTCAGATTGTGGATACGAAATACGTATTCCCAACTGATTAAACAAGCCAAAAGCGATTATTTTCTATCAGGCTACTTGGGTATCAACCAAGCAATAAAACGGCTTATACGCTGTTCTGATGGGTTTTAGAAATATATAGACAAAGAAAAACCCTACCTAGCGCAAGCCGGGTAGGGTTTACTTGTTTCTGGGCTATACAAATTCAATCTCTGCTTGCCTACGTCTAGTTAAACCGCGTAGCACTT